ATTCTTTCTTGTCCACCTCCGATTTCAAATAAAGTTCCAGATCCAATCCAAGTGAATCTAATTCCTTCTGTTATCTTACTTGTTAACTTTAATGATTCTACTTTTGTGGTAGAGCTTCTTGAGAAAGAAGATTCAGAATTTCCAAATACCTTTGCTGAACCAAAAGGATAAATTGTTTGAGTGTTTACAATATAACCGTTATTCTCTATAATATTTGCAGACACCAAAATATCCCCCCCATCTATAATTTCGGTGGGGGTATCTGCGAGAGATCCATATATAATTGAATCCTCGAATATTTCTATACTGTCTGTAGTATAAGAATAAACGGACATAGTAACTACTATATGTTTAAAAATCAAAAAAGAGGTGGGATACCACCCACCTCCTGAATAAAATATGTATTAAAGTTTGATTTTTATAATATCAGTCGAGGCTGATATTTAGAGTTACTTTAATTTGGTCGCCGTCGTTTTGAATTGGGTATGGACCATTGGTGAATCTTTCAGCAAACATGATGCTGCTGTAAAGAGTTAGTGATCCAGTTCCGTCTAGAGCAGGAGTTGTTGTAAATGTAGTTGCTGAAGGAGTTGAGAAAATTGTGTATGTATTAGCAGTGGTGGTTGTATTACCAGTTCCTCTTGCGATGTAAATGATATCGCCTGGTTGTAGTTGGTGATTATTTGCTCCAGTGCTTACTTGAGAATGATCAAGAGTAATTGAAGGATCAGTAGCACCCTGAATGTTATCAGTTAGAAGAACTGGTTGTAGTGAAGAATTTACGAGATAGATTCTTCTTAGAGCACGGTCAATACCACCAACTTTAGTTCCTGCAGGAACAGCAGCATTTCCGCCAACAACCATACCAAGTGTAATGTTATCCATTACATTTGCGGTGTTAGGTAAAGTAATATAATCACTTCCAATAACACCGAGACAAACATCAGTAGAATCACCTTTGTTGATTGTAGTTCCTAAAGATGCGGTAGCAGCATTAGCAACACCGTGGACCGCAATTGGCATGTTATTTGCCCTTACGATATAATAACCGTAAACATTACCTGCAGCACTGCTAAATGTAAATGTTTGCTCTGGATATGTAGCAGTTGTTACGCCACCAGTGAAACTAATTGCTCCACTTACAGCACCCGAGTTCTTAACTGATAGAATAATGGTTGAACCATCTACACGAGAAACTTTAGCGCCAGAACCAATGCCTGTACCAGAAACAAGATTACCTACACTTGGAGTACCAGTTAAACCAGTTACGGTGATTTCATAAGAATCTTGTGAACCACTTGAACCAGTTGATGATGCTATTGGATCTGCTGCGGTAGAAATCTTCCAACGCGAACCATTTAGAAGAATACCACGCTGAGAATCATAATCGTAACGTGCTTCAGTTCTATTGTTTACACATGCAGGATAACCAGTTGATGGTGAAGTGCCATAAGTATTTGTATTGCCATCTGTATATGGTTCAAAATACGCGGTAGCAGATGGAACATCAGTTTCTGCTGGTACTGTATTACTTGTGTATAGCTTTAAGATTAAATCTCTAGGAGCATTATCCTCTCTAGAAGGAACATGATTGCTTTGATTGACTAGATAACGAAGTGATTCTAATTCACCAATATTAGGTACTAAAAGTGCCATTTACAGTTCTCCAAACTTTAATTGCGTTTATTTTTATTTATAACGAAGCAATGCTTACAACTATTTATTATAAGAACAACTTCAGTGATAACACAAATCTTCGAATGTTCTGAGCAGATAAAACTTCAAATTGCAAAATGTCTCCTGCGAATATATCAGATTGCCAAGTAGATAGAGACAAGTTTCTGTTTTTATTTTGATTATTTAAGAAAGGTCTATCCGTTCCACATATTGAAATAACATTAGGATAATCTTCAAATGAACTTTTTCTAACATCTAATGTTATAGAACCAATTTGTTCTGATGTTACTGTCCAAGATTGTATTCTTCCAGTAACATCCAATGTCAAGGATCCTTTTGTGCCAGTAATCATATCTTGAGAACCAGAATCATGAATAAAATTAATGGTTCTTGTTAAATCAGCTGTTGTGGATAAAGCTACAATATAAATTGAATCAGAACTTGCTGGGGGATTGGTAAAAACAATCTGATTATTTGAAACTGTATAATCAACCCCAGCAGTTTGCATTAATCCATTTATGGAAACTATTAATTGCTGATCATTTACGGGAGTATAAACTACAGAATTTAATTTAAGATCGAAAATTGTTGTAGTACCGTCAAAATCACTAGATATATCATCTAATACTTCGTTTCCATACTGGAGATACTTACTTGGTATTTCGTAATTAACTCCAATGTTGTACTTTTTCTGTGGACCAGATAGTACGTTGTAATTTGAATTTTTTACTGATACGTTATAGTTTGGCATTATGTTCCTGGAGTAACTTCAGCAATACCTTCAATGACTCTGGACTTTTTGCCCTGAGGAGAAGTTAAAACAACACTATAAACATAACGTCTATTTTCTAAACTCTGTGTTTGTGTGTTAGTTAAAGAAATACCTATGATGCCATTATAACGATCAACAAAATTTACAGTAAATGAAGTGAAAGATGAAGCATAATAACTCCTTTTCATCTTTGCAACTGCGGTGTACCCAGTTAAATTTAAAGGAGTTGTATTATCTTCATTCTGAATATTAAAAGTGGCATCAAAATCCGATCCTTGCTCAATAACAAGATTAATAGGAATTGCTGCCATTTTGTTCTCCTAACTCTGTACTAATTATTCGTTATCTTCAGATTCTGGATTTTCTTCTTTTGGTTCTAGAAGTGCCAGTGTTTCAAGACCACCAATTAATTTTAATTTATATTCTTCCATTTTTGTCAATTCTTCTTTTGCTTTCGCAAGTTTAACTTCGATGTCTTTTAATTGACCTTCGAATTCAGATTTCAGTGTTGATGTATCCATGATAGAAATAATTTAAATATATTAATTATTTATGTCCACGTTGCAATTGATGCTCTTTTCCAAGTATCTGTTGCAACGCAGACATAAATGTAATCCGAATCATATCTTATTTCTCCAGCAATTCCTGTGGAAGATGCTGTTGCTGGAGCAGCAGTATTGGATAATTTATCTGCAGTAAATGTGGAAGGAATATTAATTAAATCGCTATAAGAACCAGAAGTGGCAACTGTCGCTAATGTTGGTGTTCCCGATAAATCACTATAAGAACCAGAAGTAGCGACTGTTGCTAATGTTGGTGTTCCTGATAAATCGCTATAAGAACCCGAAGTGGCAACTGTTGCTAATGTTGGAGTTCCAGATAAATCTGCGTATGAACCAGAAGTGGCAACTGTTGCTAATGTTGGAGTTCCAGACAAATCACTGTAAGAACCAGAAGTTGCAACTGCTGCTAAAGATGGTGTTCCAGATAAATCTGCATATGAACCAGAAGTTGCAACTGCTGCTAAAGCTGGAGGAGTGTAAGTAAGTACTCCAGTTGAATTATCATAAGAAAAATTTGACCCGCCACTTGCTGCTGCTACAGTAACACTTAACGACTCTCTTGATCTTGCTTGAGTAAAAAATAATTTACTTGTGCCTTCGGTTAAATTATCTGTATTAAATTCTGTGAAATCTATTGATAAAGATAAAGAATTGCTATTATCATTATATGTTGCAGAAATACCAGTTCCTCCAGAAAGAAGAGCAGATAATCTATCATCTACTCTTTCATCGAAAGCAGTATCAATTGAATTGACATCAGAAGCAAGATTATTAATTTCTTGTCTTTGCTCGTCTAAAGTAAAACTGTTTGGGACGAATCTTAATGTCATTGTAGTAACTGTTTGAGTAAGGTTTTAATTTCTGATATTTCTTCCTTCAAAGTATTTAGATCATCGACTACATTTTTAAACTCATTTGAAAAAGATTTTCTTTTTTGGGGCACTGTATTGATAATTGCTCCAGTTTCGATATCTCTCACGAATCCTTCGTGCCCCTCGACTTTTACATATCTATTCATATTAATAAGATGCTACAACTCTAATATCTTGAATTTTTGGTACATATGATGGATCATCTGACTGCATAACAATTTTAATTGCATATGAAGAAAATTCTGGTAAATTCGCTGCACTATATTTCAATTCTTGATACGA